CCTGGATACGGTCGATCGGATCGCGGCGCATGCGGGCGTGTTCATTCCGATGGAGAGGGCCGCGTAATGGCAGACGGCACGGCGAGTTATCTGGAATTGGTCGCGAGCAAGGTGGAGCACGCGCCAATGCGCGGCCTGCAAGAGGTTCCGCAGTTGCATGGGGCGCTCAAAGACCATCAACGCGATGTAACCGGGTTCCTGTTGCGTGCGGGGTGCGGGTCAGCATTCCTGGATACCGGACTCGGCAAGACGTTCATCGAACTGGAGTGGTCGCGTGTTTTGCACGAGCACTTGAGCCGTCCCGTGTTGATGCTCGCGCCGCTTGCGGTGTCCCACCAGCACAAGCGTGAGGCCGACAAGTTCGGAATCCTCGCGACGGTTGTGCGGCATGCCGATGAAGTTTCGCCCGGCATCAACATCACGAATTACGAGCGGCTGCACCTGTTTGATCCCGCCGCGTTCGGCGCGATCGTGCTGGACGAACGAAGGCGACGTTGTGTTTTCGCCATTCATGGGTATTGGCAGCGAAGGCGTTGCGGCGCTGCAAATGAAGCGACGTTTTATCGGTACGGAACTGCACCCAACGTACTACCGGCAGGCGTGCAAGTTTCTGGAAGACGCTGCATCGCGCGGCCAGCAAGACGATATGTTTGAGGCTGTGGCATGAACCTTCGCGACCTTGCGCGCGGCAAAGAGTGCCAAGTGAGACTGCCAGACATCTGCAACGGCGATCCCGCAACGACGGTGCTCGCGCACTACCGGCTTGCCGGAACCTGCGGCGCTGGCCAGAAGCCCGACGACTGGCAAGCCGCATGGGCCTGCCATGCCTGTCACGCAGAATGTGACCGCCGCACGCGCAAGCTCGAAACCGACTTCGTGCGGTTGTGCCATGCCGAAGGAATGATCCGGACGCTGTATCAAATCGTGCGACATCACCCAGCGGTGTTGATCGCGTACATCACTAAGAAGTTTTTAAGGAGGGCGGCATGATCTGGCTGAAACAGTGCGACGCAATAACTGCGTCGTGGCGCGTGATGAACCGACTAAGGCTTGGCGGAACATGGGTTATCAACGTGCTTCCCGGCGATGGCTACACGATGGCGAAAGTTGGAACGGCAGCCGGCCGCCGCCTGTTGCGGTCCGCGTCGCCCACGCTGGCCGGAGTGTTCGACGCGCGAACCTCGTCAGCAGACTTGCGAGCCGCGCTTGTGTCCGCATCGCGAGGCGAGATGAAGCGCCAGCAGACTGCGCGCGAGCGTGCGGAGTACGCAGCCTATCGGCGGCGGTGGCGTAGACAGCGGCGCGCTGCAGGGATGCGTGCATCGTGAACGATCCGAAGCCCGGCAGCGACGAAGCCATTGCCCAAGGCTGCGAGTGCCCCGTGATGGATAACGGCCACGATCGCGGCTACTGCCAAGACGAAAACGGCGAATGGATATTCGTGGTGAACGCGGATTGCCCGCTGCACGGTAGCCCGATGGTATCGCGGCTGATGGAGGCGGTAGGGGCATGACATCACCGACCCAGCTAAGCAAGGCCGCGTTGGTAGCGCAAGGATATGCGGTATGGATCGTGGAGCATTACAACAGCTTCATGCATCGCCGGGTTGACCTGTTCAACGCATGGGACCTGATCGCGGTTCGCAAGGATGAAGTGCTGTTCGTGCAGACGACGAGCGGCAGCAACGTATCCGCGCGGGTGAAGAAGATCGCGGCCAACGAGTACACGGACGCGATTCGCGAAGCGAACGTGCGGCTGGAAGTGCATGGGTGGGCTAAGCGCAAGGTCAAGCGCGGCGGCAAGGCCGAGCGCTGGCATTGCCGGGTTGTGGACGTGAGCTAGGGGTGACCTGTGGACATTCACGAGACGGTTGACCTGATCGATAAGCAGCTCGGCGCGGAAGGCTGCCCTGATGGCATCCGCATGAAGGCGTGCGCGGCCATCATGTCGGAATTGTTGGCCGCCGACCGTGCCGCCAAGCTGTCACCTGACAACGTGCAGCGCGAGCTAGAGCTTCACGGGTACAACGTTCGGGAAACTGCCCGCGCGGTTGGGTGCCACTACACGACTGTGTATCGGAAAATTGTTGCATAGGCGGGTGTGAATGCAACAACGCGGCGCGCACCATGCGTGCCATGAACAACGAAACCGCCGTTCACGCCGCCCGCGCTGCATGCGAAGGCAAGACCTTTGCCAGCGACCCCGAGGCGTTCAAGGAACTTGAAGCCGCGAAGGTTCGCCGGAACCTGGCCCGCGATCCATTGCATCAAGCCAAGCGTCGCCGCAAGTGGGCGGATGAAGTCACGAAGCGCGGCAGGGGATGGCTGGCGCGGCATTGGGAGCGTTACGAAGCCGCCAACGAAAGCGAGGAAGTAATGATCCGCTGGGGGCTGATCCGATGACCTCGCGCACCGGCATGACGGAATCGCGCTGGGCCTATCTCAAGGCGGTGCGCCCCGGCTTTGGCCGCTATCTGCACGTCTCGCGCGGCCTGATTCCAGTCAAGGGCGCTGACGGCATTGTGCGCATGACGCCGTGGCCGAAGGGTCAGGGCAAGACCTACAACGCGGGGCGGAACAAGGCCAAGCGTGAGCGGCGGGCGGCACCGAAAGCTGCGCGGAGTATGCGATGAAAAAATGGGCGATGGCGCTTGGAATGGCCGCACTTCCGTTTTTGGCGTTCGGTATTGGAGTTCTTGGCGGCAAGGTCATCGTGGCGCTGACATTGCATAACCCGCCGCCACAGCACGCCGTCTGCCTGCAATCCCACCGCGAAGTCGTTCTGATCAGGACCATCTGCGGCGAGCACGACGTGTGCCAGAAACCCATCGTGACGGAAATATGCGATCGCGTGGAAGCACCGCCGCCGCGTCCACTGTGCCAAGGAAACCAAGATGACTGACAGCATCGAACAGCCCGCGCATTACGACTTCGGGCAGATGGAAGCCCGCGAGATCATCGAGCTTGCCATTGCCGACATCACCGACCCGGTGACCGCATACCACGTCGCGACGACCCTGAAATACTTCCTGCGGACATCCCGCAAGGGCGGGACGGAAGACATTGCCAAGGGCTGCAAGCACGCAGGTTGGGCGCTGGACGCGTCGCGAGCACATGACGTCCGCAAGCTGCGCGACATCCCGCCGCCGCACTACGATCCCGACTCCGTAGCGTTCCGGCATGGCGACATCGACAAGGTTTGCGGCCTACCCAATTCGAGCACAACCGTGCCCAGCATGGGCAGAAACGGCGCTTGCGAGTTCACGAAGCCGCCGAATTGCACGCATCCGATGCACGCGGTCGCACTGGAGATGGCCGATGCCGCAATCCCAAATCGCCGCAGCGAATCGGCATGGGCCGTAACGTGGCCACGGGATGTATCAGGGTCATGTGAGCAATCAGCCGGGCCGCAAACAGAATATCAGACGCTGGTGGGGAACTGACATGGGCGTATCTTTCAGCGCATCGAAGTCCGATGGCGATTCAACGTCGAGCCACGGCGCGAGTTTCCTTGACCTGCTCGCGATCCTGTTCATCGGACTGAAACTGACCGGATACATCGGCTGGTCATGGGCGGCTGTCTTGTCGCCGATCTGGATGCCTTGGGCAATTGTCGTCGTGCTGGCTGCCGCAGTCGGCACGATTGCCATGATCGCGGAATGGATGAAGCGATGAGCACACTCAAGCACGGCACCATTGGCCTACTGGCAATCGTCCTGTTTCCTATCTGGTTCCCGTTCGCAGTCCTGTACTCGATAGGCGTGCTGATCGTGTGCATGGGCGAAGTGATTGCGAGGGAATGGTTATGAGCAATCCACGCCGCCATCTCATCATCCCGGACACCCAAGTCAAACCAGGCGTGCCGACCGTGCATTTCGACTGGATTGGTCGCGCCATCCGCGAGTATCGCCCGGACGTGGTTGTGCACCTTGGCGACCATTGGGATTTTGAGTCGCTTTCAGGCTATGCCAGCCCGAAGGAAATGGAAGGCCAGCGGTATGAGGATGACGTAAAGGCCGGCAACGATGCGCTGTACCGGCTGGATGCTGCGATGGGCAAGTACAAGGGCCGCAAGGTGCTACTGCGCGGCAATCACGAGGATCGGCTGACGCGGGCCATCTCGGCAAACCCCAAGTGGGCGGGCGCGATTGGGTTCCATCAATTTGTGGACCGGCGCTTGGGTTGGGATGTTATGGACTACTTCCAAGGCTCCCCGCAGCCAATCGTTATTGACGGCGTGACCTATGCGCACTACTTCGCGAACCCAAACACGGGCAAGCCCATCGGCGGCACGATCACGAACCGGCTCGCCAAGATCGGCACGACATTCGTGCAGGGGCATGTGCAGGGCTTGCTACGGGGTAACGTCCAGTTCGCCACCGGGATCACGCGGCACGGCATCGTCGCCGGCAGCGCCTACCTGCACGACGAAACCTACAAGGGCGTGGCGAACGCACACTGGCGCGGGATCGTGGTGCTGAACGAAGTGCGCAACGGCGACTTTTGCGAGATGCCGCTTTCCTTGGACTATCTATGCCGCAAGTACACCGGCAAGCCGCTGGGCGTGTACCTGCGCAAGAACTACAAGAACGCACGCGAGCGGTTCACGCTGGCGAAGGAGGCGGCGTGAGGCGTCGCCGTCCCCATTTGTGGCCGAATCAGAAACGCTCCTACAAGCGGCGTTTGCTCAATGGTCGCCAGTGGGTTGAATGCCACTACTGCGGGGTGCGTATTACGGAGCAAAGCGCAACGCTGGA